ACTGGTGATCAGAACTCTTTCTCCAGACAATATAGAGAAGAGATAAGAACAGCTTTAGGTGGTGTAGATGAACTTTCCATCTCAGCTGGAGTAACAGCCACTGAATATAAATCATTATTCGGACGAGTGGCTGCCACTGCTAAAAAGAAAGCTGCCTCTCTATATACATATGGAATATGCCGTTGCCTAGAATTGGTTATTTTTCAAGAAGAACAAATGTTTAAAGAAACATTGGCAGCTGCTGTTGGATTAGAAAAACCAATTGATTTACCTGAGGATGCACCTCTTGAACAGGTAGAACTTTATACTGAAGCCATGAAGTTTTACGAGAATCAAATCAAGCAGTTAATGTTAGCATCTCTACGAGCTCAACAGATACCACCCGGAGTAAAAGGTTTGATTCCTGATGGAGATGTGAATATTCAATGGAGATGGTTGGGACCTGTTTATGAAGATTCAACTCAGGATGTATTAAATAATTCTATAGTTGTTAGAAACCTTCAAGAATTAGGCGTTGATAGCATAGAAGCATTGAAATACCTATTTCCGAGCAAAACGGATGAAGAAAGGGCAGCCATGTTATCAGGGTTCCCTTTCAGAATGGTAAACGAATTGCAGGGTGCATACTCTCAGTTCGCCAGATTAGTGGGGGGTATGATGCAGACTCCTCACCCACAATCACCCGATTTACCAATGGCTGCAGATCCCCGTTTGGATCTAACGCCTTATCTGTATCGAACACTAGAAGCATTACAAAAGGAGATGAGCTATGCCGGCAGATATCGGCCAATCGACCCCACAGATGAACCAGACACCCGCAGCGACAAGCAGCGTGGCTCCAAGCAGCTTCGTGGCAGCAGCTCCACAGGTAGCTCCACAGGCACCAGCGGTTCAGGCAGCACCACAGGCTTACCAAATAGGGATGGGTTACCCTCAGGCGGTGTCCAACTCGGTACCTCAGGCGGCCCCCAATTACCAATCAAGCCCTACTCAGTACGCCCCCCAATCCCAACCGGCGGCGGCACCGGAGGGCAATCCATGGGAATCGGCGTTCAACAAGGTAATGAACGTCCTGAGCACTCCAGTCCAATCCCCATTCCAGGATCAGTACTCAGCGAGTCAGACACAGTACGCCCCAATAAACTCAGCACAGCAGAGCAACGCCCAAGCTACGCAGCTCTCGGCTCCCCAGACCTCGTCAGTCAACCAGGCATACTTGGGCAACTCTTCCCAAACCTCTTCGAGTCGCTCCTTGGAAGCTCTAGCGGATCAGGCGGGGATGAGCGAGGAAAGCAAGTACGTGATGAACGCCCACGGAATAGAGGCACCGGCAATACTAAATCAGTACGCCCTAAATCTAGAAGGAATGCTAGATGATGCTGTTAATTGGGGGAACACTGCTAAAAATCTTATAACAGGATACGCAAACTTCAGCGTCAACGAACATCAGGAAAATCTAGCTTATAACGAGATCCTTACTAATCCAGATGTACTTAGTGATTACACACTTAAGTTCTTTGGTCCAGAAGGTCCATACCCTGTGTATGAAAATGAGCAACAGTTAGAGACTCAAGGTTATCCAACTGCTCCTCAGCCAGAAGGTCAAAATGTAATGTCTCAAGTAGGCCAAAACTTCCCTGCACCTCCTGAAGCTGCTGCACCACAACAGCCAGAAAACTTCTGGGGTAACTTTAACGAGACAATGGCTCGTGACCCACAGAATGCATGGAAGATTCTTAACCAAGTTCAGCCAAACACAGTACAAAATAAACTCTTTGTAATGGAGTAAGGCTATGAGAAATGCCCTCACCTATGGAGCACTCGGAGGGGGTGCTCTATTAGCAGGTGGTCAAGCCATTAAAGAACAAGAAGATCCAGGCTCAATTTTCCTAGCTGGTCTAGGAGGAGGAGCGGGTGCTGTAGGAGGTTTAGGAGCCGCTAGAGGTTTAGCTGGTAAATTTTCCCCTGCATTAGTTAGAGCTATGGGTAGTGCTTCTGAAAAAGGAAGAGAAACCGCATCCGAATATCTCAAAAGAGTAAAAGCCGATGGGAAAAAACAAGGACCAGTTGGTAAATTTCTTAAAAAAGAAGCGAGAGAATACCTAGAAGCGACAGAACCATTGAATCCTGGCTATACAGCCATGAGAGATGTAGTAGATCCTAGAAGAGAAGGTTCTTTAGCTCGTCGAATAGGTAAGGCAACTGCTATCGGAACTGTACCTGCTATAGCTTTAGCTGGTGGTTTCGGTGGTGTAACTGCTGGTGGTGTCCTCGGAGCCGCTGGCTTACCAGGATTTGTTGATCCTGAATCTTATGGATCTAGTAACTCACCCGGTGCTAGATACAAACAGACAACAGTAAACTATAGCTAGAAAAACTGAGCATATTCTTTATATTTAGTAAGCAAAATTAGATACTGTTAAAATTTTATTTAGATAGGACTAAAATGTCTAATTCTTTGACCCCGATAAAACATTACTGCACCTTTGGAGGATAATACAAAGTGTTTATAGATAATGACTTTCCCAAGATTCTAGGTGCGGAGCTATATAGGCCCCACCCAGCATATGTTGCGGAAATGGCTACTGAGCCTGTCGTGGTACATGATTTCGCAAGACAGCCTGGACAAACTGTTCAGCTCGATAGATATAAATTCTGGGGAACACCAGGAACTAAGGATTCGAGAGAGCGTATTGCGGATCAGACCATCGGCACAGCAAATAGTCGTAACATTACAAAAGAAAAGGTACTTGTAGTACTGAAAGAGTACACAGGACCTGCCGACCCAGGCGATGCTACACAGCCAAGTACATTTAAAATTGCTCGTGAAACTCTAGTTACAGCACAGCGTCTTCTTTTAGATACTGGTAACTTAAATATGTTCCACCAGTCTATCGGTTCTCTAACTCTTTTAGATGACTATAGAAGATGGAGAGATAGAGTCTTTATTGATGAACTTGCAAAGGCAGAAGCTAATGGAGCAGCATCCTCTTCACAAGGTGGATACTACTTCGCAGGCAGCAAAACAAAAGATTCTTCCGGACGTATTGCATATACAGCAACAGAATATGGAAATCAGGTACAACAGTTCTCAGTAAAAACTGACCTTTTAACTGTTGTTAAAGACTTACGTAAGAGAAATGTTCCAACTTATGCAGATGGTTTATATCGCTGTCTAGTTGATCCAACATTCATGATGCACTTACGTCGTGACAGTGACTTTAGAGAGATCGCTCGTTACTCTGGTGCTCCTGGTCAGGGAATGTACATGGGCAACCCCATGATTCCTAACAACGCAAGTTTCTTCCAAGGACCACAAGCTGGACAAGCTTATTTCCTAGCTGGAGAGCCTGTAATGCCTACAGGTGTACAGTTTGAAGGTGTTAAATTCTTTGAATCTACCAACTTCCCTTCAAAGAGCATAACAGCTACCTTCGATAATAGTAATTACGCTTCTCAGGAAGTTGCCCAAGGATTCTTCTTCGGACCACAGTCTATCGGAGTTGGAATTGGAGGACCAAACGCACAGGTATTAATCAATAATAACGACGACTTTAGCCGCTTTATTATTCTTATCTGGCAACTATACGCTGGTTTCGAGATCCTTAATAAGGACTTTGTTACAACAGCATTTAGTTTCGTATCTGATGACGGATCAATCTAGTAAATAAATAAAAATAAGTAAAAAAAGGAGAAAATAAATGTCTTATTTATCAGCTAAGAAAATATACCCTGGTAACTTTACAGAGGCACTAAATGGTTGGTACAAGAATATTGATACTAACGATGATAGTACTAATGACAAGAGTGTGGCAGGTCCTACTTCTGTCCTAGCAGTTCCAGGTTATAGATATTTTCAACAGCGTGGTTACGTCGAAATCACTGGTAAAGTGGGTGCGAAAGTAGCTTCAGCTGATGTTATCGTTCCTTCCCCTTACAGACAGGATGATACTCGTACAGATATAACAGGAATGGTTGTTTCAGGTAGTGCAACTCTTCCTTCATATGTATATCGTGCTGCAGTATCTGTTGCTTCTGGTTGGGACGGACGTGTTGCTTCTGGTATTTATGCTGCAACAGGTGATGCAATTTCATTTGGACGTAGTAACGGTGGTGCCCCTGTAGCAGCTTCTGGTTTAGCAGAATCCGTTGCTCAGGCAAACATTACTTCTACGGTTGATGGTACAGGTGATGGAGGATCAGGTGCGATCTTCTTTGCCGCAGGCTCTGAAGGTTATAGTGGCAATCCTTTTGTTACAGCTTCCGGTACAGGTGCAGGTGGAGCGTTAAACCCAGCAACACCTTATAAATCAATCACTGCGGCAACTACTTACAAAGTATTTAGTAAAGCAGGTGCGGACGCAACATCAGCCGGTAATGGATTCTACCTTTCTGATGCTGACGCAAACTCAGGTAAGAAAGGTTACATTGTATGTGAAGTATGCTACATCCAACCAGATGAAGCTCCTCAGTACAATGACATTGAACAATACATAATAGGTCGCACAGTTAGCTAATTAAGGTAAACTAAGATCAGATATTTTATTTGATCTTAGTTATGCTATATCAGCACAAAAAAACAGGTGCAAGAGTTAAAAAAGTTTGCAGCTATGAAAATGGCGAATATTTCATGGTCGAAGATCAAGATGGTAATATTTTTACTGCCTTCGATCATGAATTAATTTTAGATAAACCCGCCAGTACAAAAGTCAAAACTTTACAAATAAAAGATAAAGCAGCAAAAGAAGAGCCTAGATCTTTCCCTCCCGAAACTAGATTGAATATAAATGGTGCGACAGCTCAGATGATTGCAGACCATATAAAAGGAATAGGTTTAAAAACAGCTAAAGAGATTAAGGATTTACAAATGTCTTTATCGGGTGAGAAGTTTGCGAATCTTGAACAGCTTAGACAAGTTAAGAGGGTTGATTGGGATTCTGTTTTTGCTGCTAATTTAATCCGAGTATAATTATTGAATAGTAGGAATAAGACGTGGAATTATCTGACTTTGATAAAAGCAGGGTTCGGTATCATTTAGGATACTTTACAGTTTCGGTACCAGCAGGTGATTATGCTCGTCTGGAAGAAGCAATGAATACAATTCCGGATTCCTTTTTTAACGATAAGATTATTATTCAGATTGGAAGATGTGATACGGCAGAGAAAAAGACAGAAGTTGCCTCTACACCTTCCACAAGATTAGAGACAATAGCTGGTGACGTCGATAGAACAATTCGTTCCAGTAATGCCAAAGAAGCATTAAAGATATGGAGTGAAATATATTTATATGAAACGAATCGATTAGCGGGAATTTTATATGTTCCTAATTATAAAGATCCGCTACAAGCTCGTTATAGATATGAAAGGTCTGGTGCTGAGTTTATACAGGCTTTACCAGGCCCTGCAGATACAGCTGTAGGTTCTCGTATGCATTTAGCTGAAAACTGGAGATGAGATATATGATTAACGCTATAATAATTAAAAAAGCAATGTAAGAGAAAGTGTCATCTACTTCGACTAATAAACAACCATTATTGGTTGACCGCCCATTATTTGATTCCGTGAGAGTTACTACTCAAACCGTAGGGAATCAAGCAACTAATACTTTATTTGTACAAGGTGGTCAAGCCCCGTCTATTCTGGTAGATATGGATGCGGCATTAAGTGAGGATAATAATGATGGCGGAGTAATTGATTCGATATTAATTACCAGAAATGATTACTATCGAGGTAATGATTTTACCCTCAATGCAACTAATAAAGACTCAATAGTCTCATTGATTAGTGGCATGATTGTATTTATAGAAGATCCGACTCAATCTACAGTCAACAGTAATACTTATCAATTTGGACACTACACATATACCGGAGCAACTACTTTAACCGGAGTTCTGAAAGCCTTAAATTATTCCGGTGGTCTCACTCAAGGTTTTAGTTATCAGGGTGTTAATTATGGACAACAACCAGAAGTAACCTTTGTCTTTTACCAATCCAGAGGAACAACAACTCCTATTCCAGCTTCTGGAGACTATAAATTATTATTTGCAAAAAAAGTCCCTGCAGGTGTTCACAGTGTAGATTGCTCTGACGTTATGCCACATTTAGCTACTCCTGGAGTACACGCTGCTTTTTCTTCTTCTACAGGAGATACGAATGCGGGTCAGCCAATTAGAAATAGAGGAATATATTTAGAACGTGGTGATAGGGTTTACGTAGGTGTTTATGCAGAGGGTCCTAATACAGCCGGCTATGCCTCTGGAGTGCATGTAAATGCTCAAGGAGGATTCTTCTAGTGACAGCTCGTATACCACGCAGGTAATGGCTAAGAGAGGTAACTCATTTGCATTTACGAATAAAGGCAGTAAGCCAGATAAATTTGGAATAAAACCCATCGAGGCTGAATTTGGAGGTAGTTTACCTAATTCTCTTTATCGTATAAATAGTGCTTCCTCTTGGTCAAGATGGAGAAGAGGATTTGAATTAGCCACAGCATCTTATTATCAAAATACAATTGATTTCCCTTTTACTTATAAAATTCCTTTACCTGAAGGAGCTGCTCCAGCTGCCGGTAACCAACCAGCTATCCCTGGCGTTTTCAAAGGATTTCCTACCAAGAACAAGGAATTAGGTTGCCATTGGGCAGGTGTTAGAGTTGCTGGTAGTTTACGGTTTGATAATGTTCTAGATCATACAGGAACTAGAGCTTCTATTGCTTCTGTCACAGAGGATGAAGAATTTTTTATTGTACAACTTACCGGTAGTTGGAGTGCTGCTAATCCTCTACCACCTCCTTTGTTTATTCCTGTAGATGGTATTCCAGAGGGTCTTAAACCTATCATCGGAGAAGTTATAGAAGATCGTATAGTTGAAGTAGAAGGTATTCCTATAACAAAGGAAACTATTGATTCAACCACACAAAAAAGATTTGGTTTTGTACAGGCTGTTATAGCAGATATAAATGAAACAACTGGAGTTCTAAAATTAAAGAAACGAGGTTCTATTGAAGCTACACCTGATGCGGTATTAGTTACTCCTACCACAAAAGCTCCTAATGTTGGACGGTTTTTTATGACAGGAACTAGATATTACTGTACTTGTCAGGATTATAGTAGACGTGACTATGCTTACTTATCAAATTTGGGTAAAAGAAAGGCAAGTAATTTTCCTCGCAGTAATGTAGCTTCTTTAAAACCTGGACGATTTGAAGTATTGAAGATTGGTGATAAAGTTTCCAACCAAGCCATGACAGATGCTGTCACTAATAGAAGAATGGAAATTATATCTCCTAGTGCAGAGTTTAATCTTCCTCCATCAATTGCTCCGACCTCTTCTACAGTTTTTGGAGCTACCAGAGATAATCCCGGTGTTTATAAAGACTTTGGTTCTGTTTATATCAGGAGTGGTTCTGATCCTTCCCTCCCCGGAGCTAGATCTGATGGTATGCCATCTTTTAAAGATTATCAAGCTAAGAATAACGTCATTACACAATTAACGGACTTTTGGGAACCTGTTTTAGATGAAGTTAGATATTGCAAGCATATCTATTCTATGAAATTTGAGGAAGGTTTATTCCCTCCAGAACCTTCTGATTTTCCTGTAGGCATGGAAAGTATGGCAGAGTGGGAGCAGCGATTAGTGGAAAAGACCAGAAAAGAACAGGAAACTGCAATGAGAGACCTAATGAATTATGGTTTAGCTTATATGGATATTCCGCCTTTTAACTGTCAGTCTCCTATGATGGTCACTATGATGCAAAAACTGTTTAATATTCCTAGTAACTTTGTGCTTCTGCAAAACTTTACTATGTTTGATAAGACAGGTAAAGCATATAGACCATCTATTGGAGATAAACCAGCGTTATGACTAATCCAAAATTCGGCGATATTGTTGAGACAAATTTTATTTATTCTGATGAACAAAGAGAGATTAGAAAGTTTGGGGAGAGTGAAGTATTGATAAGTGGTCAACCCGCTACTTATCATGCTGGAGATGTAGTTCATTTACCGTACGCTAGTGGAGAGACTTCGACAATAGAAGCCATTGGTTTAGCTTGGGGAGCATTTGCAAGTGGGGTTTTACCGAGTGGTTAGGATATACTAATATTGAGGCTTTTGTTTTCAAGAGCTGATTTTTTATTCTTACCGCACTATTTTTATGGCTATCGCTGTAGAGACACGTAAATCCGTGTCTGGCTGGCCTGAGTTTTGTGAGTGGGTCACTTCAAGCAACAACAGAATTTATGTTGGTTGGTTTGGAGTTTTAATGATCCCTTGCTTACTTACGGCGGCCACTTGTTTTATTTTGGCTTTTATTGCCGCACCACCAGTAGATATTGATGGAATTAGAGAACCAGTATCAGGATCATTCCTCTACGGAAACAACATCATTTCCGGAGCAGTCGTGCCATCCTCAAATGCAATCGGACTCCATTTCTACCCAATCTGGGAAGCTGGCACTCTCGATGAATGGCTCTATAACGGAGGACCATACCAACTCGTTATATTCCACTTCCTCATCGGTATCTCTGCTTACATGGGACGCCAATGGGAACTTAGTTACAGACTAGGTATGCGTCCTTGGATCTGTGTTGCATACTCTGCACCAGTTTCAGCAGCTTTCGCAGTATTCCTTGTATATCCATTCGGTCAAGGTTCATTCTCTGACGGAATGCCTCTAGGTATCTCTGGTACATTCAACTTCATGTTTGTATTCCAAGCTGAGCATAACATTCTTATGCACCCATTCCATATGGCTGGTGTTGCTGGAATGTTTGGAGGAGCTTTATTCTCCGCTATGCACGGTTCATTAGTTACCAGTTCTCTTATTAAAGAGACAACAGGTCTTGAATCACAGAACTACGGTTACAAATTTGGACAAGAAGAGGAGACTTATAATATCGTTGCAGCTCACGGCTACTTCGGTAGATTGATTTTCCAATATGCGTCATTCAATAACTCTCGTAGTTTACATTTCTTCCTTGCTGTTTTTCCTGTGGTTTGCGTATGGCTTACCTCAATGGGCATATGCACAATGGCTTTCAACTTGAATGGTTTTAACTTTAACCAATCTATAGTTGATACCAATGGAAAAATTGTCCCAACATGGGCTGATGTTCTTAACAGAGCAAATTTAGGTTTTGAAGTTATGCACGAGCGTAATGCTCACAATTTCCCACTTGACCTTGCATGTGCAGAGTCTACATCTGTAGCACTCACAGCACCTACTGTTGGTTAAATGGATTTAATTTAATTTAAATGTGCCCCTCTCCTGACGAGGGGCTTTTCTTTTTATTTAGGTTCTATACAATAATTAAAACTTTCAAGAACTATGACTCCAGAAGAAGTACAATCCCTCATTGACCAATCAATAGCAGTTGCAATAAATAAACATAATAGGAATGCCAGTATGATCAGTATGGTCTTAGGGTTCTCTTTTATGGGAGCGTTTGTTGATGGATTATTTAGGATACTAGGAATTGTCCCACCTTTCATGGGATTAGATATAAGCATTATTCCTGAGATTGCGAAGCAATGGCAAGTCTAGTTGTAACAATTTAATTCTTTATTTATTATTAGTATTTTTTATATTAAACATAAGTAGTACCAATAGAAGATAAGATATTTTTATATGCTGAAACTAAGTATAAATACGATTAATATATGGTACTTTATTAAAGTAACTTAATATTACTTAACAATGACTCCTGAAGCAGAAAGGTTTAACGGTTGGGCAGCGATGCTTGGTTTTGTAGCAGCTATTGGTGCTTATGCAACTACAGGCAACATCATCCCAGGTCTATTCTAATGAACAATTTAGATATTTTCACAAGAGCACAAGGACGTGCAGCGATGATGGGATTTATGGCCATTATTAGCGTATATGCTGTCACAGGAACACTATTACCAGGTGTTGTGTAATGGCAAAAGCAATCGCCGTTTCAATAACCCGTAAGCAACCTGAAAGAGAAAAGATAGTAGCAGAACGTATTAATGGTTATGCCGCCATGATTGGATGTATTGCAGCTATCGGAGCATGGGCTACTACTGGACAACTTATTCCCGGTCTTTTCTAATTATGACAACAGTTACTGAGAGTGGTGGTAGACAGAATATCTATGCTACTGAACCACCTATGATCGTAGATTCTAATTATACTAATTATCCTCAAGAAGCAGAAAAAGCAAATGGACGTTGGGCTATGTTGGGATTTATAGCTCTTATAGGAGCTTACGCTACTACTGGACAGGTTATACCCGGCATCTGGTAAAAAGAAACAAGACAAAAAAATAGCCCAGTAAAACTAATTACTGGGTTTTTTATTGACACATTGGAGTTAAGCAGCGATGGGAATCAAATTTCTTTTTTGTAATTCTTCTTTTACTTTTTCTATATTCCAACGATAAGTATCACGGGAACGTGTTTTCTCAAAAGCCGCATAATGTGGTCCTAGTTTAAGAGTTCCGTCATCTCTGTATTTAAATAAAGTTTTCTTATCAATACCAAGAATTTGAGTTGCTTTGCGAGGGGTAACCCACTCTGAATTGTTTGTCATTAGACACTGTATGTAGTACGTTCATAAACTACCTACACCACATATAGAGTCAACTTTCGTTAATGCTTTCTTAATTATTGAATTCGGAATAGGTGATTTTAAAATAAGATAACGACTATAAATTGTATGTTTAGAGATGAACAGGAACCATTAACCCTGCTCTTAGAACTCTCTCCACGACTAGCAAAACGACGATATAGACAAGCAATCTACGAAGCCTGGAACCACAAGTGTGGCTATTGTGAGGAAACCGCTACATCTTTAGACCATATAATTCCTAAATTCAAATCGGGATCAAATAATAGATATAATTTAGTCCCTGCATGTAGGGCATGTAATGCAGATAAAGGAAGCCAAAACATGGAAGAATGGTTTAGAAGTAAGAACTTTTTTTCTCAGTTAAGACTGGAAGCTATAAAACAATGGATGACCGATGATGTGAAAGATATAATGGTATGTATGGAATCAGTTTAATTAATGATGAGTGTTACCATAACCCGTAGCAACAAAAATGTTATTAAAAGAAAATCTGACTCTTCAGTGAAAGACTCGTTAGAGAAGTACGAGAAAATGTTGGAAGAGCTAGAGAAAAGCGATAACCTTACCATTAATCATCTTACTTTTAATAACAATACAAAAGAATTAGAATATTCCTTACCTGCAGATTTAGAAGAAGATAAATTTCCTGAAGATTTACCAGAGAAAGTGGGTGAACCACGGGCTTATCAGAGTTTTAAGTTAAAGGAATCTATCGTTCAAGATGAAAACGATAATGACAAATTCGTTCTTGATGTGGAGGTAGATCCATCTGTTGTTATATCAGATACTCCACCAGAAGGTGATTATATCGATATAACTGGCATTTTAGATAATAGATATGGTTATAAATATAAGCAGATAAGGAAAGCAATTGATGACTATGCTCGTGAGATTTATGGTGAGGAGGATAATGATGGAGATCCCTATATAAGGGGAGCTAAACATGGAAATTCTCTTTTTAAAACATACAAGCCTAAAAACCACTGGAAAACAGAAAATTTTTATGTGCTTACCCAGTATAGGCAATTAAAAGATGACACAGTAAAAGGACAATTATTAATTGCACGTGCCAATGCAAATATAGATAATAAATATAACAAACAAAAGAATGAAGCAGCTAAAGATATAAATGATTTCAACAGAAAATATAATGAGCAAAAAGCTGTAAAACAACAAGTTTATGATGATGTAATTAAAATTGCTGATCAAACAAAGGGATCTGATTACACGGATCAAAGAGATAAAATAAGAGTTATTAAAAAATTGGAAGAAGCAGGTATAGGGATCGAAGACTCAAAAAAGATATTGTCTGATGTTGAAGAGACTTTCAAAGATTTTTATAGATCTGAAAAGTTAAAGAAATTTGATTTTGAAGACGGTTCAGAACTGGGATACGCAAACACAAAAGTTAAACCTCCCTCTGGTAATTTTGACCCTGACTATTATAAAAAACAAACTTTACCTAATCAAGGTATGACGGAGGAAGAGAGATGGGCTGAAGCTGTAGCTGATGATGATATTGATATTATCGAAAGATATGGAGCAGGTACGGGTAAAGATACTTTAGCAGATAGAGAAGAAGGCTTTTACAAATGGAGATATGGACAACAACGTGGAGTCGGAGAGGTAAGAGGTAATGCTGCTGATCCTCTCGATGAAGCAGAAAGTTATCTGGAGGAAGCTCCTACAGATGCTGAGATACAAATGTACAGAGACAACATGTTGGAGATTAAAAAAGATGATCCAGCTGAATTAATCAAGAGTGTTGACTATGTAAGAGATGCCTACGAGACAGCAATAGCAGCTAAAAGAGATGGTACACCTAATAGATTTGTTGATGCAGCTGGTCCATTATTGAATATCGACAATGCAGATGAATTTTTATTAGTATATAGGAATATTGGTACTGACGAAGAAAAAGAGTACCTTAAAAATTTTGATAATGAAAATTATTATATAACTGATCTAGAAGATCAAATAACAGGTGTTGTTGGAGAGGAGGCTTTACTAAAAACAAAGAAATTTGGGGCATTGACTCAGAATGTTTTAACGGACACGATCAATGAACTTAAAAGAGCGAAACTTAAGGAACAAGAATTAGGTTTATATAACTCCTTTAGTACCTTTGGAGAAATTATGGATGTGAATAAAACGCTCACTGATTCTCTATTAGGTGACTCAGGTATAGGAGGTTATCTACCTTTTATGGGTAAGGATAGTGGTTTTGATCGTAAAACATTAGAAAAGCAACTTAGTGGGGTTACGGGTGTAAATAATAATGTTGTTTATAACTGGGAAAACTGGTTTGAAAATTCTATACAAAAAAAATATGGAGAATTTGAAGATGACTATTTGGAACTAGGTTATACAGCGGAGGAAGCAGAGGAAGCGGCAGAACAAATAGTTAACATTCAGAAATCCTTTGCACAAAGTTACATAAATGATTATTTAAAACCAAGATTTGATGAATCAAGATCTATGAATGAATTTATTGAATACTTAGATGTTAGTGAAGAAGAACAGAATCCCTTTCAAACTCAAAGTTTAGTCAATGCTGTTAATCAAGTTGCCCAGCTACACGCAGACAACTTTCATGATCAGATTAAAGCAGATGTAGCGGCTTTAAGAGCAACTAAAGCAGGGGGAAAGCTTTTTGATAGTGACTTTTATTTTGATCCACAGGGGGCGGGGGACGATTCGACTTTGCAGGCGAAGTATGATAAACAAAGAAAAGTCGTGGCAGAAGATTGGGAAAAAGCCAAAAACAATCCTAATCAGATTGCGGATGAGCTAAATCCAGGACAAGGAACATGGGCCGAATTAATATATAGATATGGTGCCGACGTCAGTAAGAAAGATCAATTTGCTAGATTGCATTATCAAGTTAAAGGTAAGAATAAAACAAAAAATCCTGATGGTACAACTGCATATGATTTTGATCCGGCTGAGGATGTCATAAATGCAGGTCGGGTTAAGGATTACATCTACAAAGATATTCTCCCTAAGTTAGTAGAAGAGGCAGGTAATCAGCCAAATATCTTTGGACAGTTTGTAAAACCTGATGAATACGCTGATGACATGTTAGAGGGTTTAGATCCTAATGTCCCTGAGAGTTGGGAAGCAGCTCTAACTGGATCAGATGGCGAAAGTCTAATTAAAGATTTTCAGGGTGACTTTTCAGATTTAAAAAACTATATATCTGAATCTTTTAGAACAGGTAGTGCTGCCGATATAAGAGCACAGATAAAATTCCTTAATGAAAAGAGAGAAAAGCCTACACAAGAGTTACTCGGAGTTGAATATATACAGAGAGAAGAAGATTATAAGACAGATGCAACTTTAGAGGGCACGACTCAATTATTTAAAACATTTCAAAGTGCTGGATATGAAGGCACTGAGGATGAATTCTATGAAAATGTATTCCCTGATTTAGATCCTTCTACTCAAACATTATTAACCGAAGTAGGAGAAAAAGGAACATTTAACTTAGGAGGTTTAGGTTCTGATTTTGGTAAAGATCCCTTTGAAGCCTTTGCCACTGTCAGTAAGTTTGCAGGTGATGATAATATGTTTGGTTTAGGAAAACAAAAACAAGAAGAGGATGATGAAGACGATAATGAGAGTGGAAGTAGTTATTTTTCATTAGGAATGCCTTATGATGATGAAGAGGAAGATTATAAATCTAAAAAAGGAAGTGAAATTTTAGGACAATTCACAAAAGGTTTTTCTAGTTTCTTTTAAATAAAATGGCCAGTAAATATAAAAAAGCAGCATCAGCCGCAAAGATTGCGAAAGATAAGATGGCGTGTAATAAACCAAAGAGAACTCCTAAACATCCTACTAAGTCACATGTAGTAAAAGCATGTAAAGATGGTAAAGAAAAGATTATAAGATTTGGTCAGCAAGGTGTAAAAGGAGCTGGTAAAAATCCTAAAACAGCAAAAGATAAAGCACGTAAAAAGTCTTACTATGCCAGACATAATGCACAAGATGCAAATCCAGATAAGTTCTCAGCTAGATATTGGTCTCATAAGGTGAAATGGTAATAAAATTAGGTATTATTAATAGTAGATAGTTATTACTTTG